AACCGCAAGCCCGCGGGCATCTACATTCGTGTTGCCACCACCGGAACACGCGCCACTGACTGGACCTACGCGGGCATTCTGCCGGATGTCTTCAACGACGCCAACTTCCTCCTCTACGACAACGCCGACAGCTCCAAAAATTTAGCTTTCCAACTCTCCGGCATCTCCGCCTCGACCACCCGCACGCTGACGGCCGCCGACCGCTCTGGCGTCAACGTCGTCAGCGACACCTCCGCAGGCAGCGGCAGCGACGTAGTCAACAACATCGTGAGCCTCACCACCGCCGAATACAACGCCATCGGAAGTCCCGACGCGGCCACGTTGTATCTCATCACCGATCCGTAAGCCATGGCCCTCCTGCAAAAAGCCTATCTCGGTGCCACGCCGCTCTTCCGCAACCGTTCGTGGTTTGAGGACATGTCGCAAGTGCCGATCAACGACTCAGGCGATGTCACCGTTACGGCCGACACCGCCGCGCACACCAAGGGCGCTTGGGTTGAGTTGGTCGCCAGCACGTCAGCCAACGCCTCATTTTTGATTGTAGAAGTCGTGGGCATAGTTTCGGCCAGCACCGACACGGCGACCCTTGTTGATATCGGCACCGGTGCCAGCGGGGCGGAAACGGCAATTATTCCCGATGTCGCCGTTGGCTCTGCAAACAACAACGCCGCCTCTTCGGCCACCCTGACGTTTTCTGTGCCTATCAAAATTGCCAGCGGCACGCGCTTGTCGGCCCGCATTCAATCTTTGGTCACTGGCGGCAAAACGGCCACTGTCCGCGTATTTACATTCGACATGGGTGATTACGCCTACGCTCCCACCACTGTCGATGTGATTGGAACATCCACGGCAACCAGCGCAGGAACCGCTATGTCTGGCGCGTCGGGAACGTGGGTGCAAATCACCGCATCAACCGCCAACGCCTACAAAGCAGTGGTCATGGTGCCGAGCGCAAGCTCGACATCCATAGGGAATAACCGTGTCGAATACCGCTTGGGAACTGGCGCCAGCGGTTCGGAAATTAGCAGAGGTTTTATATTCGCCACTTACAATACTACCGAAGCCGTCGGCCTTTTGGCTCGCACGTCTTCGCTCATTACCGCCGCCATTCCTTCTGGCACACGTTTGTCAGTAAGGCATGACCTCATTTCAAACGCAGGCGCTTACGACATGACTCTCATTGGAATCCGCTAAAATGCAAAACTGGCACCTCCTCTATAACACCACGACCGGCCAATCCGTCAGCATCGGCACCGTCATCGCCGATCCGTTGCCCGCAGGCATCACCGCGCTCCCGCTCACCGACGAGCAGGGCGAAGGACTGCAAAACGGCACCCTCATCTGGGACGCCGCCAGCCGCGCGCTTATCGCTACGCCGCCGCCCGCCGTCACCGCCGAAGAACACCTCCGCAGTGTCGGCCTCGCAGGCGACCGCCAGCCCACACTTTTGTATCTGCGCCAAAGCCTTACCGCCGCAGGCAAAACCTGCGCCGAGCTAGACGCCGTCGAAGCATACCTACAGCAGATCCTCACCATGTTCGCCGCCAATCCGGCGCCGCAAGCATCGTGGCCGAATCCCAGCGTCACTTTTGAAGCCGCCGTGCAGTCGGCCATGAACGCACTCAACAGCTAATGCGCACAGTCACCTTACAGTCTATATTGCTCCGCGCATGGCAACGCGCAGGCAACGACGGCTCGGATATCTCCAACATCCCATCCGGCGCAAGAACCATGATGACCGCCGCCGCCAACGAACGCATTGCCGACTGCTGGGAGTGGGCGGACTGGCCGGAACTCATGCGAGTCGAAAGCCGCACCGTGCAGGGCGATGCTACGAACGGCTATTACATCGACTACGAGCAGAGCGGCCAGACCGCCATGGGCGAGGTCTTTGGCGTTTTAAGAGACAACCCTGCGACCCACGTTGCACCCCGCCAGATTGGCTTCACCCTCCTCGGCGACAACGTGCGCTTCCCGCAAGGCACCGACCTGCCAACCACCGTCTGGGTCAACTTCCGCGTGCGTCCGACTGAATACAGCGCAAGCAACCTCACCGCGACAGTGCCCGCCGTCATCGCCAAAGCAGTCGCCCTCATGCTGACCTCCGACCTCCTCACCGAAGACGGCCAGCTCGACAAAGCACTCGCCATGGAACAGATGGCCGAGTCCGAGCTGATCTCCCAGCGCGACAAATACTATTTCCAGCAGGGCCAACCCAGCATGTGGACCGCCCGCGTCAACCAATACTAACAACAACGAAGGATGAAACTTGAAACTTGAAACCTGAGTAAAACGTCACCGGCCTCCGGCCGCACCAACATCACTCAAGTCTCAAACTCAAGTCTCATCCCTAATCTACCCTCAACCCTCAACCCTCAACCCTCAACTCTCAACTAACATCATGGGCTTCCCTAACAACCGCATCACCAACAGCCTCTCCGGCGCCCAATACATCGGCGGCACGTCCGCCACGACCGGCGAGTGGTCGGCCATCCAAGCCGTCACCGACACCAAGTTCCACACGCTCACCGGCAACGTCACCGGGCTGGCCAACACCGCCCTCGGCAGCGCCATCGAGGTGCCCGCCGGCCTGACCATCTTCGGCTTTTTCACCGCGCTCCAGCTCCACAGCGGCAGCGTCATCGCCTACAACAAATGATCCAAGGCTTCTCAGGCGGCTTGCTTAACCGCGAGCTGATCTACCAGACGGACCTCCCGTCCTTCCAGCGTGACTTCGCGTCGCTGAAGACGCTGGACCACGGCACCGGCCCCGCCATCACCTTCACGCGGGCGAGCGGGGCGACGTTCTTTGATGCCGATGGTGTCTTGCAGACGGCGGCCAATGATGCGCCGCGCTTTGACCATTCCGCGACTGGCAGTTCGCTTGGCCTTCTCATTGAGGAGGCGCGGACGAATAGCATCCGCAACTCGCAGGCTGGTGGGGCTGTGGCTGGGGCGCCGGGGACGTTGCCGACGAATTGGGCGGCATCTACTGCCACAGGAATTAACCGCGAAGTGGTGGCGACAGGCACGCTTAACGGACTTGCCTACATCGACTTGAAATTTAGCGGAACAAATACGAGCGGCGGCGCCAGCTCTATACAGGTTTTGTTTGAGTCAACGACGCAAATCGTGGCGAGCACTGGGCAGAATTGGTCGGCATCAGCCTATGTCGCGCTAATTGCGGGCGGTTTTTCAAACATCACAAACGAGCGTTTAGTTTTAACAGAAAGATCCGACGCAGGCGCAGCACTAAGTAGCCATTCAGTGGCAATCACTTCTGCCACGGCCACCCTCCAGCGGTATTCAGTTTCTGCTGCATTGGCAGAAGCAACCGCAGCTCGGGTAACATCGAGCATTATCGGAAGCGTTGCCGACGGCGCCACCATCGACATAACCCTCCGCATCGCCGCCCCGCAGCTTGAGCAAGGCTCATTCGCCACATCTTACATTCCGACGACCACCGCCGCCGCGACACGCGCAGTGGATAGTGCGGTCGTCACGCCCATTAGTTCGTTTTATAATCAGGTGGAAAGCACCATCTTTTCGGAGCTGTCTTCAACCTCTGTCGCCTTTGACTCAACGATTCTTGCAATCAACAACGGCACACAAAACGAGCAGCTAGACCAAAGACTGGCAATAACGGCCGTCACAGCGAGAGCAAGGGTTGGCGGCGTAAATGTGGGGAGCATTGCTGGCGTTAGCCCAGTTATCGCGCCTGTTGCGGGCACGGTTTACAAGTTTGTCGCCGGATACAAGCAGGATGATTTCGCCGCAAGCATGGACGGAGCCACGGTCGTCACTGATACGTCGGGCAACATGCCAACAGGCTTGAGCCAAATGGTAATAGGGAGCCGCGGAGGGTCTGCGTTCTTGAACGGCCACATCCGCAAGATCGCCTACTGGCCCAAACGCCTCACCAACACGCTGCTGGAACAGCTTACAACCTAAAGCCATGAAGGACTACCTCTACAAGTTCCCCAACGAGGCCATGGCGCAAACCGTGCTGGCTGATTACTACGACGCCGAGAACGGCTGGAAGACCAGCGGCGAGGGCTATGCGCTCGATCCGGTTGGCGTCCTTGCAGACACCGACATGACTGACCCCGAGAATCCGGTCAGCACCGTCTTGGACGGCTGGCATCTTAACCTGCGCGTGACTGACGACCGGCCAGATCCGGCGGCCGTTTACGCCGTCACGCCGACCCAGCAACGGAGGGTGTGGCTATGACGGCGTGGCACTACCACATGACGACAACCGAGAAGGGTGTGGTCGGCACCGTTACGTCCATCGGATCGTCAGTCTTTTCTATGCTGCCACACCTTGAAACAACCCTGCGCATTGCAGGTCTTTGCATCGGAATTTTGGTCGGACTGGCCACGCTCATCAGCGTCCTGCACGACATCAGAAAGAAACAGAAAGAACTAAAGAAATGAGAAACTGGAAAACCTCACTCCTCGGAGTGCTCACAATCATCGCCTCACTCAGCACCGCCGGACGCGAATTTCTGGCCAACGGCCAAGTGCCGGACATCGGTCTCGTCGCCGCAAGTCTACTCGCGGGCTGGGGATTAATTGTAGCGAAGGATTCGACCGCCCGCCTCTGACTCCATGAGCCACGCCCGCGTCACAAAACTCATTGCAGTTGCGATCCTCGCCGTGAGCTGGGCTGCTCTTGCGGCTGGCTGCGTGACGGTCGGCTATGACTTTGTGAAGCAGCAAGCCACCGTCACCGTCAACCCGCCGCCCAAAGGTCACGCGAAGTAACCATGTGGAAGTGGATCAAGAGACTATTTGGAAAGCCGTCCGCGACTGGCCCAGCGCCAGCCTCGCCGAGCTTGCCATTAGAATCCACAACCGTCTCCACACCCGCCGCGAGCAAAGCCTACGACGAGCGCAGGCTGAACACCCCGAACAAAAGCGGCAGACCCATCACGCCATCAATGATCGTCCTGCACCATACGAGCGGGAGCTATAACGGCTCCGTCTCTTGGTGCATGAACCCCGCCAGCAAAGTGTCCTACCACGTCATCATCGCCAGAAACGGCAACCGCACCGTCCTCGCCGACGATACGGCGCGCTGCTGGCATGCAGGCATCAGCTCATGGCAAGGCGTGCCCGACTGCAACAGCTACAGCCTCGGCGTGGCGTGGGACGGCGACACCTACGAAGACCCGCTCGGTGACGCGGCGATGGACAGCGCCATCCAATACATCGTGCCGCGCATGAAGAAGTGGCACATCCCGATGTCCCGCATCGTCACCCACCAACAGATCGCCCCCAACCGCAAGAACGACATCAGCCCCGCCGACGCAGCGCGGTTCAAAAGCAGGCTGAAGGCGGCACTTAACTAATGGCATTAGAATCTCCAGTCCAACGCGACGGCGACAACGGCTTCATCGGCTTCGCCAGCCGCTTGAACCCGCTGACCCTTCCGGCGGGCATGTTGCAGGACTCGGTCAACATGCGTTTGGACAGGGGCGTTGCACAAACCCGAAAAGGATCAAAGCGCCTCACCGACACCATCGGCACGACCGGCGCCCCGCTCACTCTCGACTTCACCCTCGGCACCGACAGGACTGTCACCTCAATCACCCGCGCCTCGACCACGGCCACCGTCACCGCAACCGCCCACGGATTTACAACAGGCGACCAAGTCAACATCCGTGGCGCCGCCGAGACGGACTACAACGGCGACTTCATCGTCACCGTTACGGACGCTAATACTTTCACCTACACCGTGAGCGGATCTCCCGCGACACCGGCCACCGGCACCATCATCGCTAACAACGGCCCCGAAGTGCGCGACAGCTACGACGGCGGACTCTATGCGGCCGGTGTATTCGCCAGCCAGAACTACGACAACGCCAACGAATTCATCGTGCTCGCCGGAAGTGACAGCGCCACGCTTTACCGGCAGGGACAATCGCCGGTCGTGAAGACCTATCCGACCAGCCCCGCCGAGAAGATCGAAGGCACAGACACCGTCTCAGTAGTGCAGGCGTTCAATCGCTTGTATGTCTTGCGCGAAGCTGATCGCGCTGTCACCGGCTGGGAGCAAAAGCTCACGACCGCGTCAGGCATCACGGTTTCCTCTACCA